TGATGGTAGCATCTTTAGCAGAAACAGACTCTTCAAGAGTCTTAATTGCTTCAGCCTGAGAAGCGATTTCACTTTCAAGCTTGGCAACTGCCTCAGTATGCTCTTTTGAAGTTGCTTCGTCAAGCGAAGCCTGAAGAGCAACACACTCTTCTCTAGCAGATGCTAGCTCACTACGAACTTCAGCAAGCTGCTTTTCTAACACATTAGTATCACTCATATCTGAGCCTCCTAAAGTTAATAAATCTTCGTTAACACTGTTTGAACTAGCTCTGCTAGCATCCAAAATTACACTTCTAGGATTCGCAGGCTTGGAAACCAAACCCTTTCCTGAAAAAGAAATGTTTTGTAAAGAGCGACCAATCTTCCTGCCTTCGTACTCACCTGTGCCACCATACGCTCTTAAATGTTTTGTTAAAAATGCGGAACCCTCGTTTCTCTGCAAGATGCTAGCTTTTCCATGCTCATCTGTAAGAGCATAATCAAAACCAGCAAACAAGCATTCCATAGAAACGAACCATTTGCCCTCTTCTATCTCAGCTATAATTTGTTTCATTCTTTCTCTATTTTCTGGATCTGTCCAGCTATTGTAGAGAACTGCTTCTGAGATAATATCAAAATCTTTGGGAGCTTCTTCAGCTTCTACCTTATTGCCTTCTTTGTCTACTACATAACTGCCAGTTATATGACCAATAATGTCATTTTCGTTATGCATAAAATTGAATTGTTTATCTTCTGGTGTATTTCTAGCTGCAAATGTAGCTTCTGGAGTAAAGACATCATCGTTCTTATTCCAACCCGTAGATACCAGAATTGACTTTATATAATATAAATCAAGCTGCTTGGGGTTAGCGCTTTCCGCTTTTACTTTTTCAGCAAAAGCAATAGTTTCTGCATCACCACCTGTGCATAGAATTGCAGGCGCACAGTAAGCTAAACTCGCACTAGATTGAACGAGATCAGCTACGCCATCAGATATTTCTTGTGGATATATTTTCATTGTTACTCCTCAACAACATTATACACAAAATAACAAAAATATCATTAATCGTGCATTTTGTGGTCAATATATGAACCAATTACATATTTTCTGTACGTATCTATATTCATACTTTCAATGTTTACATTTTTACTTTCAAGATCTTTTGTAAACTTTTGAGGAGCTTTGACATTGTTTTTTAAGGACTTATAAATGCTAGCTTCAGAAACATCGTCACCAATATCAAAATTAGTAAATATGTCTAGCTTTAATTTTTCTAAATCAGCGAACTGAGCTTTAGTTAGTTGTCTCATATTCTTCTTTTGATTAACTTCAAGAAAAGCCTTTGTAACAACCTCTGATATTTTAGACCAAGACTCTTCCGCATACACAAAGCACTCTGCGACTGATGGCTTAGATCTTGGTTTTTCTACCCTTTTTTTCCTTGGCCCATCATCCTGCTTAAATAAAGGTCTACCACCTTGAACTTCTATATCTGTAGTTTTGTCATCAGGAGCTGGCTCATCCTTTGCAGGATTTGGCTCTGGTTTTTCTGGAGGAGGAGGTGGATGGAAAGGTCCAGCTTTTTCTGGTCCAACAGTATCTCTCTTGCTAAGTTCGCGTTTAATCCTAATATTTTCAATCTGAGGAATTTCTTTAAATCTCTCAAGAAGAGTTTCATGACTGATAATATCTCTATCAGCAAGCTGAATAAGAAGATTTTTCTCAGCAGCTTCATCAGATAAAGTCATTTGATCAAACTGTATATGCGCTTTGTATCTGAAGCCCATAGCCTTGCGAACTATCTCTAATTCTTTTTCCCAAAATTTAACCAATCTATCTCTACCGTATTGCAGTCTTTCTACTAATGTTTTTAATGATATGAAATTATTTGTAAATCCTCCACCATTATTTGCCATACCAGTTAGAGTTGGCGGGACACCAAGACCAGCATAGATACTATTCAGTACAGAGGTATACTTTTCAGAACCCAAGAATTTGTAAACTTCGCTACTAGATTCTTGGAATGATAGCTCTGGTCCCCAGACAAGTTCCATAGTGCCGCCGCCAACATTACTAGCTAGAATATCACGCAGCTTATTTATAGCAGCTTTATTGGGAAGAATCTTATGATCAAGGCTACCCAGAGTCCATAGTCTAATATTAGAAATAGCTCCATCAAGGGCAGAAAGATCTGCTAATCTCATTTTTTCAAGCATTATAATATCATCAAGAATGGCGTAGATCATGGGATTGGCCCATTGTCGCCAATCATCTTTTTTATAATAGAACATACTTAATCGTTCTGGATCTAAAGGTATTTCTTTTTCTCCACGAATTAAACTTTGTTTGACGTTTGTTGGTAGAGTTTCCAGAACATGATTTGGTATGTCCCCAGCCTTGAATTTATCAAAGAAAGAATTAGTAGTTATTGTATGGTTTTTATATCCCATAAATAAAGACAGATTGCCGTCTTGATTTTTGACAGTCAAGGGGTTGAAGAAATTGTAACGCCACGGTATTTCGTTCTTGGTTAAGTTAGGCACTTCTACTTTAATGTCTGAAGACAAAGCTTTCATGTAGTTATTAAGTTGAGGAGTAACTTTAGCATAGCTACGATAAATAATTACATTTCCAGCTTTATACAGATTATTTAGGAACCTTTCAGATCTTTCCTTACCGTTTACATTTCTAAACCATTGTTGATAGAACTTTTCAACGCTTTTATCGCGGTGTACGATGTTAATACCTTGACTGCCAAAATCACCCATCAAATCAATAATGTTGCGAATAATTCCAACCTTGTCGTATGCGTCCATGCACATTTTGATAATCCTACGCTGCTGATTAGGAACCGCTTCGCCGGGGCGAAATGCATAATAGTCATTAGCGTTGAATCCGGGTCTGACTGAGCGATTTGGCTCAATGTCTATAAAATGCCGATAAGTGCTGCCTTGAGTTTTGCCTAAACCTGTATAAGCATCTACGCTGTCCGTCATTTTGGACATAGCATTTGCTTTGCTTTGGGAGTCGTCGTCCGACCAAGTAATCATGTCGTCGCTCATCATTTACCTCAATTGGAATGTAATTGGATTATACTAATTAATACACGTTTTTCATGCCATCTTCAAACCAAGAAGGCGCGGTGTACATCTTCTCGTCTTTTTTGCTAGAATGTCCACCAGTTGCAAAACCTCCGTAAAATGAGGGCTGTGCAACAGTAGGCATTCTTCCTAAAGTTCTAGCAGCCATGTTAGCCATTAACAAAGCCGAATACCTATCTTTACGTAATTTCTTTTTACGCCCAGTTCCTATGACAACCTCTGGCGTATCCCACCTATCCCTACCGCTAGTTGTTTGATTAATCTGTATCATAGATAATTCATTCTTTAATTCTTCAATATCTGTAACACATTCTTCTAGTGTGTCATATATTCTATTTTTCATATTATCTTCGTGTTCAGATATGGCTATACTGACAGGATCAAAAAATGGAAAAAGTAATACTTTATCTTCAAAGTCCTTTCTCATTCCGTGGTTCGCCTCTGCTAACCAATCATACTTAGCGAATTGACACATCTCTAATATATGCAGTCCGCGCTCTCCGTCAGTATCCTTTTCTTTGTTATCATCTATAGTAGGCCATATAAGATGTTCTCCTTCTTGGATCTTATCTTTGTCGTGCAAAGCCTCCATGACAGCCACACCTCCACCCTGAGCATCTAGCGCTATATGAATACATGGAAATAGTTTCATCAAATCTCTAATCTTCCTTGCGCAGTATGAATAGAAATCTGTTTCTCTGGCATATCCCTTTTTAACTTTTTCTTTATGTTCTGTTCTAGTTGTAGTCCAGCAATGTACTATATTTCTATGATCAGAGTTTACCTCTAATACTACAATGCTAAAATTGTCTACTTCAGATGCTGGGTCAACCCCAAATATATATTTCTTATCCTTCTGACCTTTCAACTGAGCTTGAAATATAATATCATTACCTTCTCTGTCTTTTATTGTATCTTTATCATTAACAACGCATGACTCTATTAAAGAACGTTTAAAGAAACCTTGAGAATCAGTAGTAAAGCAAGCGCCATATTCCATTTGATATATACCAGTGTGTACAGTGGCTTTAGATCTAGCAACTTGATCTGCATCCATAAAGCCTTTAGGTAGTAATTCATAGGGCATACGTATAATAGAATATTGAGTCCAATCAAAATCCTCTGGAGGTTCCTCTCCAAAAATCTCTTTTAATTTAGATATTTCTCCACGACTCTTTATAATAGACTTCCACTTTTTCCAGTAGGTAGCAAAATGATTGAAGTCGTAATAGGCAGTTCCTGACAAAACGATTTGATTATCTTTGCCTTGCTCTTTTTGTTGTTCTTCTAGTGTTAATCCTAGTTCTTTTGCTTTCTTTTCTGCTGCCAATCTTTTTACGTTTGCTACTGGGTCGGAACTCACTGCTGCAAAACCAGCTACAACATTTTCAAATATTTCTCTGGGTATGGATGCAAATTCGTCAGCAATAATATCATTAGCACGTTGACCTCTAATTTTCTGACCATCACCTAGAGGCAAACAAGTAACAGTACTGTCGTTAAGTCTAAGGGTGCATCTGTCGGTATCTCTACGTGGACCACTATCGCTATCACATATATCTCTAAGCATAGGAGAATTTCTCCATATGGTCTCCATATACTCGAACAGAACCTTTGACTGTCTAAACGCAGCACCAACTATGACGATCTTACGTTTGGGTAATATTAAAGCTCTAAGTATAGAATATAAGGACAACATAAAGGATTTACCAAAGCCTCGACTTGCGACGAGCATAGGAAACTTTCTCTGCCATACTTCGTTTAAGAAAAGAGATTGAGATGGTAGTAATTGTATATTAAGTATATGATGAGACATAAAAGATAAATACTCTGGCCTAATCATAAGCCAAGCAAGCTTAAGATTAAAATCATCTTCGTCTGGATTTAACATGGACATCGGATTAAACATCTGAGAATCTATAGAGTCTAAGCCAAGCCAAGCTTCATCAATTTGTTTTAGTTTTTCAGTTTTTGCCACGTATTGATTACCTCGTCTGCGAAACCATAATAAACAGCTTCATCTGCTGTAATATACCAATCGCCAGATTTTAATTTACGATATAAGAAATTTTTAACCTTGTCAACTTCTGGCTTAGATCCATACTTATCTTTAAAGAACTTGCCACCAACGCAAGAGTTAGCATATATATCCATCATAATATCACATATCTGCTTTTCATATTTTACCCAGTTCTGCACATTTAAATACTCACCACTAGCACCCGTAGAACCGTAGTGAGCCATGAAATATGTATTTGGTGTGATGAGTCTGGAATCAGCAGATTGAAAAATAATACTACTCATGGATTCTGCTTGACCGTAAGCTACGATGGTTACGTGACACCTACACATAGATATGGCATCGTATATAGCCATGCCGTCAGACCACTCCCCACCAACGCTTTGCATATGTATGATGATTGGATTAGATGATTTTAGTTCTAATGCTCGTAAGTTTTTTAAGAACGTATTAGACATCTTATATTCTACACCCGGATTCTCTTCATCATTAGAACCGTAATGGTTGTGTAAGAATATTTCTCTGCTATCTATGTTAGCATTATAGTTATGTAAATCGTATAGTATATCTTTGTCATGTATCATATTACGATTTCCTTCCGATTGTGTACATCTCGTTAATCCTTTTAAATATACTGCTTACAGCTAAAAAAGCGGTATGCTTATCGCCACAAAACAAAACGTGTACATCGTTATACAATTCAAATTCAACTAAACATTTTAACATATATCTACCAGTAATTTTTACAGACGCTTTATTCTTTATTGGTATTCTAGTTTCTTTTGGAAACTTAAGTAAGTCTTCTAAAGAAAATTCCAAAACTAAATATTTGTGAGGAAAATCTTTCATCCTTTCTATTTCATTCATAAAAGCATGTTTCTTAGAACCAAGATTTATTGCAAGCTCCTCTACACATCCTTTTCTTTCTATACATATTTTATCTTCAAATCCTTGTATAGAATAATCTCCAGTGTCAAGCTTATGCTCTATCATACCAGCACATGTATTAAACTTACTAAAGTAATATCCGTCTTGCTCACGGGTATCTTTAATAACAGTAAATTCTGGTGCTTGTTTATATTTAGCCATTTATAATTTCTCTAAAAAGTAATTGATAGTGGGATTCTTTACCAGTTATAGATTGGTGGCATTTTTTGCATAGTGTAATTCCATTTGATGGTTCATACCTCAAAGCAGAAGCATTAGACCAAGTTTGTATGTGGTGTACATTTAAATTTTTTTTCGATTTGCAGTTAGGCATACGGCATTTAAATCTATCTCTTTTTAACACCTCTGTTCTAAATTTTTTATAATTTGGATCGTCGTAATTACGTTTCATAGTTGTTCTATTTTATCTACCCTTATAAATTTTCTTATTTTTCTACATATAATTCTAGTTTCTAAAGTCGGCTTTTGTCTCATGATCTTTTTCATTAATCTTTTCATAGCTTCGTGACATGCTGTATCTGGATTAGATGCCTCTATAAAACACATAGCAAAAGGCATTGAGTATTCGCCAGTTAGTACGTAGTTTTTTAGATCATTTTGTAAATCAGATAAATCTATCGAAAGTCTATAGTTTGGCATCTAACATAAGTTTGATTAACCCCTCCAAGTCGTACTTTGGTTTCCACCCAAGTTCTTCTCTAGCCTTAGAACAGTCTCCTCTTAAGTAATCTACTTCTGAAGGTCTGTAGAATTTTGGATCAACTACTACATAATTTTTCCAATCATCTATACCAGAATAATTGAATGCTATGTCTAGGAACTCTTCTATAGTATGAGTTTCTCCTGTACATACAACATAGTCATCTGCATGATCTTGCTGTAACATCAACCACATTGCTTCTACATAATCTCCAGCATAGCCCCAATCTCTGTAAGCATTTAAATTACCAAGTCGTAGCTTTGGAAAACGATTTCCCGCATCTCTATCACAGTATATATAGTCATCATTATGAGAAGTTGATCCTACGCATACTTTATCTTTCCATGTTTTATAATTTTTAATCCAACTCACTATTTTCTGCGTAACAAAATTCTCTCCCCTTCGCGGTCCTTCGTGATTAAAAAGAATACCAGAACTAGCATGTA